TTCTTTCAGTCCTACAAGGACGCGGTTCTCCTGACCGAAATACACTTCGCGAACTTGTGACACTTCGGCGAGTTTGGCCTCGATTATCTCCTTGGTCCAATACTCAGCGGCCAAATCGACTTTTGCGAACTCAGGAATAACCTTGCTAATCCACTTCCCATCGTCATTCGGATTGATCGAAAGGTTGGCGAACAACACCCACTTCGTTGCATCCTTCCAATGCTTATGGTTCGCATGGGTAGCAGCGCGGTACTTTTTGATCTGTTCAAGTTCTTCGAGCGCCAGGCCTACAGCAATATCCATATCCATACCATCGCGATACTTCGACTGAAAAACGATGTGGCCGTCAGCTGTGCGCGCATCCTGGCCGGCGTCCTTCCCAGGTCGTCCAAAAAGAATGGTCTGCGGATCTTGGGCGTACAGAATAGCGTGCATCATCGATTCGAGGATGCCACCGTCGTGAATCAGGCCCCAATTCAGTGCTGGCACTTCATCCTCTCAACTGTTTCATGCTGGTGTGTTTGGAGACAATCACAGCACTGCCTCCAAATAAGATTGGAGACGCTACTCACCCGACAGATTTCGGCGTAGCGGATCAGCGATTCGACGTTCGTGTGACACCGTCGGCGGTATGCATTGAGCCTTCCCAGGACGGTGTCGAGGCCGATTCGATTCCGGTGTTTGAAGCAGTCCGCCAGCGTCTTCTCGCGGCTGTAAATGCGAATCGGAACACTATCGACCGAGTGTGTTGTGATCCCTTCAGAATACGCGTTGCCGCTGAACCAGAAATGCCGCACCGGTGGATAGGACAGCCGAGGCGGTTCCGCCCCTCGGGGAATGGCGACACAGATTTCGTGGGGGATCAGGGTGGTGAGTTCGTGCCAAGCGAGTGCCGAGATCAGGCAGAGCACGCCGTTGGGAATCTTGAGGGCGACGGTGACCAGGTCCGGGTTGCCAAGCGACGGAGCATCCGCCAGTCGGTACAGCCCCCGACTGAGTAGTTCGATCCGACCGGAATCGCGCAGAGCGTAAAGAGTCCGTGGATGGATACCGGCTTCCAGAGCCTCGCGAGTGCGGAGCATCCCCCCGTGGACGCGGAAATGGTCCAGCGCCGCCGAGATTGGCCGGGGTTCTTCGGGAGGGTACTTGACGCTCATGAAGATAAATGTACCAGCATATATCATTGTGTGCCAGTTGTTCTATCCAGTTGGAACCGGTTTACGAGACGGCCAATCCGGAAGGGGCTTGGCTTCCGGCTGCCACTTCGGACGGTGGCGGCCAAGCCCACACAGAACAACCGCTACATTCGAACCGGAGATCGTGAGTGCCAGCCCGATGTGGCTCAGTTTGGGATTCAAAGGGGCGGTCACCGGGGTGCAAAAATGATATTGGCCATCATTTTCCCGCGATTTGCCGAGTCTACCACAGTGGAGAACCTGTTTCAGCCCCTGTTGTTGCTGATCGCCGGGGCGCCTCAGAAAGAGCTGGCCCGGCAGGTCCGCTACCTCAAGGTCGAGAACGAAATCCTGCGGAGCAAGCTGCCCGCCCAGGTGACCGTGACCGAGAGGGAAAAGAACCGTCTGGCGAAGTTCGCCGCCAAACTTGGTTCGGCGATCAACGAACTGGAGTCGATTGTGCTTCCGGACACACTCCGCCAGCGGATTCAGGCGCTGAATCAAACGGTAAAGAAGAAGTTCGCCAAACGAGGCCGCCCCAAGACTGAACTGCATCTTCATATTTGGCTTATGTAATTTGCGCGACACCGACCCCACACTCTACATGCTCCAACGGTTACATTGAACGAAAAGGCAAATCTTACGGAGTAGCCCCACAATCGTTTGGAGTTCGGCTTGAGGTTATCTCGTTGTTCGCGCTCTCTGTTACAAAAGCGAATCCCGATCGGAAACGCAGCTCAAACTGATGAGCTTATGGGACTGAACATAAAGAAGGAACAAAGAACGCTGGAGCAGCTATCGATCGTCGATCTCCGTGAACGCTATCACGGATTGACGCCACGGAGGGTATCGATCAAATGCAAACGCTGGTACATCAAGCGAATCCTCTTGATCATGCAGGCAACAACCGAAGGCGATATCTCCGAGGAATCGAGACTACTCGCTAAACAGATTGCAGCAGACAGGCCGTTTCGAAAATCGATTCTTCGCGTTCGGGCAAAGACGGATGCCGATGACGCCTCAACATCTAGAACTGTAAGCACGGTACTCAAGCCCCCAGTCGATCGACGAATCCCTGAGCCTCGGGATTCTCTCGTCAAAACCTACAAAGGACAGACGATACAAGTGGTTGTGCGTAACTCTGGATTCGCGCTCAACGGCGAGCAATACAAATCACTAACTGCGGTTGCCATAGCCGTCACGGGGCATCGCTGCATTAACGGATTTCAGTTCTTCAATCTGGTAAAGCGAGGTACTGAGCGATCAGACTTCCAGTAAATACTCCGCCGATCCGTTGTGCCATATACACTCGCAAATCAACAGACGAAGGCCTCGAATCAGATTTCAATTCACTGGATGCGCAGCGCGAAGCCGCTGAGGCGTACATTTCCAGCCAAACCGAGGCCAATTGGAAGGCAATCGCAAAACGCTTTGACGATGGTGGTTACACCGGCGGCAACTTGGATCGGCCGGCGCTGAAAACGCTCATGGCAGAGAAGTGATCATAACAAACGAGCAATGGGATCGGGTGCAGAAGAAACTAAAGCACAACGGATTGACCGGTGGCGTTGTTATATCCCATGAGTTCCTTTAGCTGCTGCGCAATGACGTCGGGATCGCTTCCACCGGACTCCACGTTCCAAGCCAATATGGTAATTGTTCCAACTTCCGTGGTTGGCGACTTTGGATTCCATTGACCAACAAAAAAGGTTGGTTCGTCCGGCGTGGGGTTTTTGCGTATGATCACAGCCGACTAACAGGCATAACGCAAAGATCCATTGAAGCGGTTTCTTCACTAAACTACTCCTGTACATTCAGGTTTGTCCAACAAGCTAACGATGGCACAGACAAGCTTCATCTCGGAAACTTGCGTTAACGATACACCAATAGCGAACGATTTGAATTCTTTTCTTTCTGGGGGCATCAGGCTCCCTTGTCCGCTGAATCCGACAGCGACAACTGAGTTGCGTCGGGAAGTTGACCCGATTCGCATTGATAATGTGTCGAAAAACAGCGGTTGAATCAACGCCTATGAATCCCATTGTTCGCAGTTCTTTCCGCGGTTCTACGCCAAGCCTATTGAGCTTTCTACCAACCAAGCGTAACTGATTGTCCCAGCGTCAAAATCGTAAACGACCTTGGGATAGGAGAAACGCATGAATAACTGGTGGGAAATACCGGACGACCAAGCAGAGAAAAACATCGGCCAAATCAGGGCTGTCGCATATTATCGGCATTCGGCACAAGACCGACAAGAGAACTCGATTCCCATCCAACAAGATCAGGTTCGGGAGTGGGCCAGGAATCACGGTGTCGAGATCATCCAAGAGTTCGCTGACCATGGCCGCTCGGGGCTGACATCGGAAGGTCGCCCAGCGTTCACAGACATGATGGAGAATTGGGTTAAGAAGAGAGGCGATTTTCAGTACATCCTCTGCCTCGATGTAAGTCGGTGGGGAAGATTCCAAGACATCGATTTGTCTGCCCAGTTCAGCGCCGAATGCAAGAAGGCTGGCAAACAGGTCATCTACACGACGATCGGTAAGCCACGGGAAGACGACCCCCTGTACCCAGTCTATGTACAGTTCGAGCGTTTTCGGGCGGCACAATATAGCAAAGAATTGAGCGACAAAGTTTGGCGGGGCTGCGTCAAGATCTCAGAGCAAGGCTATTGGGCGGGGGGACCACCTCCCTACGGTCTCGAACGGCTACTGCTAGACGAATCCCGGCATCCACTGCATCCACTAGCACCTGGCCAACGTAAAAGCATCCAAAACCAGCGGGTCACACTTAACCCTTCTGCATCCGATGAAGCCCGGGTCGTGGTTCGAATCTTTGATGAGTTTGTTAACCAAGGCCAATCAGAACGCCAAATCGCGAAGTCACTCAACCGCGAGGGTATTCTTTCTCCGGGTGGTATGGGATGGAGCCGATCCTCGGTTCGACACATCCTGCAAAATGAGAAGTATGTCGGAACCATTGTCTACAATCGCACGACGCAAAAGCTGAAAACGCCTCGTCGAGACAACCCGGAAGAGAAATGGGTCAAAACGCCAGATGCCTTCAACGGCATCATCGAGTTGGAAACCTTCCTCAAAGCGCAGGCGATTTACCAGCGGCGGCGTGAGAAATACGAGTCCGAAACCATGCTCGCAGGCCTTCGGCGAGTCTTCGAAGACAACAATTTCTACCGTCCGAGTCTATTACGCTCAGCCGAATTGCCATCGGCTGCCAGTTACGGCCAAAAATTTGGCTCGCTGGACTTTGCCTTTCAGCAGTTGTTCACCCCTGTTCGGAATGAAGCCCGTAAAGATGTGGAGTCGAAACTCCAAACGGTGCTCGGCGAAGTACTTTCGTACGCTGACTTCTTAGTCCTCGATCGTAAGCTCACGCTTTCTCTCCAACCGGTGGTTCCAACTCCCCACGGCTATGCAGCATATTGGCCACTTCGACGCGACTCACGAGCCGTGATCGACTTGACGCTTGGAGTGCTCCTCGCGGAGCCGGCCCAACTCAAAATCCTGGGATACATCGCACTTCCCAAATGGATCCAAACCGATCGATCTTTCAGGGTGTTTTGCTCTTCACAGAACATCGAGCTTCTGGGGCATCGCAACCTAGACTTTTTAACCAACCTAATTCAGTGAGTTACGCATGGACAATGAAGTAAACATCATGCCTTTCAGCGAAAGACGCTATGAAGAGGTACCTATCGACTTAATCAAGGTCATCAACTCGCGTGATCGCGATTCCGATCAATTCAAGATGAATGTTACGAGTATCAACGAACTTGGGTTGATGAAGCCTATTCGCGTCAACGACAAATTTCTTGAGAAGTCGGGCTTCTATGAGTTGATTTGCGGTGAAGGCCGATTGCTAGCGCACAAAGAAATCGGCAAATCGCAAGTTTTGGCCGAAGTGGTAACCTGCTCGCGCAAAGACGCATACCTCCAATCACTCGTCGAGAATATTGCACGAACCAAGCCAGGGACGATGGACTTTGCTCGCGAAATCAAAAGACTTCACGACGAAGGCTGGGAATACGCCAAGATCGCGAAGATCGCATGCAAATCTGTGGAATACATTCGTCAATATATCCGCCTTATCGAGCAGGGTGAGGAAAGATTAATTCACGGAGTAGAGCAAGGGATCTTTCCTATCACTTTTGCCTTGCAGGTTTCTTTGACCGAAAACTCGCAGCTTCAGCACTTGCTTATGGATGCATTCGATCAGGGGATCGTCACCACGGCGAATTTCGCCCAAGCGCGGAAACTAATCACCCATCAAGCCAATATCGGCAGGAAGCGTGCAGCATCTAACAAGGGGTACACAGTGGACCAGCTCAAGCAGGATATCGCCGAGGCGACGAAGCAAAAAACCAATTATGTGAAACAAGCTGAGCACAAGGAGAATCGTTTCTTAACCTTACTCAGCGGGATCAATGCTCTTTGGCGAGACAACGACATCCGGACTCTTCTGACCGAAGAGGGTCTCGACAAACGACCAGACCTCATGGGTGATTTTAAATATGAACTTCAATAAACAAACAAGGACAACCAATGCGACAAAACGAAGTAATCGTCAAAGGCCTCGATCTGCCAATCGTTCGGCTGAAACCCAGGGTGACCAGAGAAATCTCAAATCGAGAGTTCCAGCGGATTGCCGCCAGTATTCGATCTGTAGGTCTTATTGAGCCACTGATCGTATTTCCTGAGAATGGAGAATATCTGATTCTCGACGGCTACCAGCGCTACAAAATCCTGCTGGAGATGGGAATAGAACGGGTTCCATGCATCATCTGGAAAGAGCGTGAGGCCTTTACTGGCAACCGAATGGTGAATCGTCTCAGCCATTCACAAGAGATGCGGATGCTACGTAAATCTTTAGAGGAATTGGACGAAAAGACCATCGCAACCGCATTTGGAATTAGCGGTATCGGTCATCGCCTGAATCAATCGCTACTGAAGCAGCTACACCCGTCAGTGGCGAAAGCCTTTGAGGCGGGCAAGTTTCTACGAAATGTGGCTCGGGAGTTAAGATACGTAAGACAAGACCGGCAGCTCGAAATCTTGGAGCTGATGGAATCTTGCAACGATTTTAGCGTACCATTTGTGCGCGGCCTAATACTCAAGACGCCTGTCGCCAAACGCGCTAAACTTCCTGCGAACGGTTTCTCACCTTGGGAAAAGTCTGAAAAAAAGAACGATGATCTTCTGAAACGCCTGCAAGAAGCGGAGGAAAAGCAGGAGTTTTACGCGGGTCTGTATCGCCAGTATTCCTATAACCTCCTCAAGCTCATTATCTACGTACGGTCTTTGATGGCTAACGAAAGAGTGCACACTCAACTACTTGAAAAGCATTCTGAATTGCTGGGGGATTTCAGAGAGATTGTTGAAGGAAGTGAGGTTTAACGGCTATGACTTCATTCGATACCAATCGAAAGCAGGTGATTCGGCGCATACTTGAGATTGAGAGTCAGCACCAAGTTCTAACAGAAGAACTTATCTGCCAGAAAGACAAGGCGTTGTTTGATGAAGCTTGCGAATTTTTCGGAACTTGGCCATTGGCACTAAAATACGCAGGTGTTCGAAAAAGACGCCAGCGCAGAAAGAAGTGGATACCAGAAAATGTGATCAAACAAATACGTCGACGGGTGGGAAGGTTGGGTTCCGTGAAAGCAGTAAATGTTCGCAAGGCCAATTACACTCTATACCGTGCAGCGATTGAGATTTTTGGCTCTTGGCAAAATGCTTTGAATGCTGCTGGTATCGACAGGAAACGCTTGCACTGGGGTCCGATTAACCCGAAGATGACCAACGAGCAAATTTTCCAACTATTACGGGAGCGGGCCCAAGAAGGAAAATCCATGAGATTCACCGATTTCGCGTGCGATAACTTTGCGGTGGCTCGCACGATTGAGACAAGATTTAGAAACTGGAATAAGGCATTAATTTTGGCTGGCATTCGAAAGGACGATAAATCTGAACAATATTGAAGTTGTTACAGCGATAGTTTGCAAATCCGAGGATCAATTGCGTCAACATGCAGCCTCTAGATCCGCTGAGCCATAAACATATCCCTCGTTTCTTGATAGTTGGGATGGATACGGAAGAGATGTGTCTGGCTTAGGAAATTGGCAAGCCGTTTGTTATCTTTGCGACCGTGCCACTCGCCGCAGATCCAGTCGATTCGGTCCATCAAGCCAGGGGCTTATAGATCGGAAATGATTAGGTACTGGCAGCGCGCGTTTGATAGTTTTCCAATCTTGGCAAAGTCTTCCATGCCTTTCAGCGCCCGTATCTCTAAAGCAACTCAAGGTGGCCCGTCACCTGATCTATCTTAGATGCTTCATCAGGTCCAATAGCCAAACAAGTTCGAGTTGGTTCCCCGTGAAATTCGGTTCGGCCGCTGTCAGTGATCAAGTGGACCTCAAGCCCCATTTCGACGGCTCTGTCGTGAATCGCCATCAGTTCCTCTTCGCTATTGCAGCGAACGCACACCTTCGCAAACGACCCCATAATCCAGGTTTGCTGGTTGGACGTAAAATCATCCATGCAAATAGATGATTTGCTCTGCAATTTGCGCGTAAGAAACGACATAGAAGCGTGAGCCCCCTGAGCGATCTGCTTTCCTCTGCGCATCTTCAGGTCGTGTCGCATGACGATGACCTGCTTTATGTTTGGTGCGTCTGTTTCTTCCATTGACCGTCTCTCCGCGCTGTTTCTATTCATCAAATAACAACACTCGCTGATCGTGTTCCGACCGGCGGGTGCCCAAGTTTCAAGTATACCGAAGTTGGACCGGAGTCCAACTCGCGTTTACAGTTCGATCGCTTCAACTTCCGCGACGAATCGCTGGTTGTTGTCGGCCAGGAACGCACTGATCACGTTGAACACGGAGTCACTGAAGCCACCGATGTTCATAATGTCAGCTCGCTCGCAAGCCTGAACCGTCTGGTACGGCTGCAGATCGATGTTGATCAGCTTCGGAGCTGCTTCCTTACCAGCCAGCTTGCGTTGGTTGGCAACGAAGGCTTCCCAAGCCGTCATCACACGGGTCGAACCGTGCCGTCCTGTTCCAATCCAGCTCTCGTTATCGCTAACGAGAACGACGCCAGCGAACTTACGCTTTGCATGCCTCTGGTTGGCAGCAACTAGCGGCAGCGAACAATCTGTTCCGCCACCACCGTACTTTGCCAACCGTTCAGCAATGCTCAAAATCGAATCGTTTGGATCGATCTTGGCATCGTAAGCCGAAGTATCGAACGGAATCACAACGCTGTCCGGGTTGCGTCGCAGGATCGCTGCGGCGAACAGTGCTGCCACGTCGATGCAGCGCATCTTCGAAGTTGCACCGTGTCCACGCTGTCCCGTTACTGCGCTGCTCATCGATCCAGAAGTATCCAGACCAATAACAACCGGACCTGGCAACTCCGGTACGTTTCCACAAGCGATCTCGGCTGCCTTATGCAGCGCAGTCTTGATCTTCTGCGGAACATTGTCATCTGCGTTCAAGTACGCAGCGAAGTACTGGTACGGGAACTGCTTCGAACGTCGGATCTCCGACTCGTCAGCGATCCGGTCTGCGACGTACTCGACCATGTTGCTGGACGATTGGGACAATCGTTCTAAGTTGAACACATCGTGTCGTAGCAACGTGTTCAAGTTCATACGCAATGCCTGCGGACCCATCTTGCGAGCCAGTGCAGCCCAAACCTTCGGTCCCTTGGCAGCATCAGCGAGCAAGTCCCAGCGGACGTTATCCAGTCCACCAGCGATCAAGGCTTGTGCTTCTTCGCTTTCCGAGTTTCGGTACGCGATCAGCGCCTGAACTTCAACCGGCAAGTCAACTTCCGTTGCCGGCGCCCACTTGTCGATCGACTTATCCGTCAACCAACCGAACATCGCCCGGCGAGCGTTATCCTTCGGCGTCGGTCGAGCCATACGCAGGATGTCCCGCAAGCTCGGATCGTTACCGATTGATGCGCTCAACAGCTTTCCGACCGAGGCCGTGTTCAACCAGCGCTGGAACGCTCGCTGTACAGAGCTCGACAAACCAAAGCGGCTCTTACCTGCCTTGTTCTTGAACTGGCCAGATCGAATCATCTGAAACACAGTGCGCAGAACGCGACCGTTATCGACCACGCGATCAAATACTCGGTGCATCAGCTCGGTATCCCGAACCGACAGTGCGACCAGCAATGCAGCCGGCATATCCTTCATGAACGCCTTTTCGCGAGCGTACAGTGCCAGCTTCGCCAAGTACTGGTTGTCGTCGACCTCATCAATCAACTTCAGCACTTCGTCAAGCTGCGTTTCAGCAGTGCTGTAGAACGCGTTCCCAAACGTACCCGTAGCGGCAATCTGTGCCAGGGCGTGCTTCGGGTCGAGCTTGTACGCGCGGCCACCTGCTTCGTTGACCGCGTTAGCCTGCGGCAATCGGCCAAGCATGCTTGCGAATAGTGACTTGTTTGCCATTGGAGAGATCTCCTAAACTAAAAACTGTTCGACGAAGGGTTGTTGAGAAAGGCTTTCGCCATCTTCCCTAAAGATGTAATCCCAACTGGCAGTCGAACGAGAATCGCAAAGCAGAATGAAGCCCTAGCTTGATTCGCTTCCCCCGTGTTCATTCATTGTTTCGGTGTAACTAAGGACCAGTTTTTTACATTCTGGTTCGAAAAAAGACTGACGAAGTGAAAATCAGATTGTTCTAGACATTGCTCTGCCAACTGAGCTACAGCATCCTTGCAGACGCTGATGAGATTCGAACTCACGACACATGTAATCCGACTTGGCAGTCAGTCGAAAAGACTCGCCGCAACGGTTTTCCCATTGCGACGAATCAGTAAATGCAACTGAGCGAATTGATTTGTTCAGATACTTTCTTTGTTGGTTGATGTAATCCAAACAGGCAGTTCAGTTGCCAGAGCCGATGACTGGATTCGCACCAGCATGAACCTGTTTACAAGACAGGTGCCTTTCTCAGTCGAGCCACATCGGCAAGTCAGCAGGAACGCAGTGATTCGAACACTGTCCATCGGCTTTGGAGGCCGAGTCCGCTCCCAGGCGAACATTCCTATATGGCAGAAGCCCAGCGAACTGAGCTTCTGCGGTTATCAATCTTCGAGCTCTACATTCCAGTACGAGTCGCTAATGAACTTGGACCAACTCTTCACGCGATTCATTCGATCGGCGTAGATTGGCTTCCAAGCTGGACGCACTGGCTCCTTGCGAAGCTTCATATGTGCCTGTGCTGGAGTACGGTCGGCCTTTCGCGAATTGCAGTCGATGCAAGCCAATACGCAGTTTGTCCAGGTCGACAGTCCACCCTGAGCACGAGGTACAACGTGGTCAATCGTGAGTTCTTCGCTGCCAGGCTGCTTTCCACAGTATTGGCAGGTCATCTTGTCACGCTTGAATACGTTTCGGCGGCTGAAGGTAACCGTCTGTGTCGGCATAGCATCAAACTTGGTCAATGCAATGACTTCCGGAATTCGAATGCGCTGACGGACCGATTGGATGAACGGCTCATCGCGATCCGGAGCCAATCGGCTCCAGTCGCTCCAGTCGTACACCTGGTAATCCGCTGGATCGACGATCTTAGCCGAGTCGTTCCAGAGCAAGATCAAAGCACGCGCAACCGTCGCCACGTTGATCGGCTGCCAGTTACGGTTCAGCACCAACGTTGGCCGCTGAAGCGTCGGACTCAAGGCGACAGGCGTCATGTAGTTGTCGAGAGTTGCTGCAATGGTGTTCATGCTTAGTCCATTCTGTTTGCCTTTTGAAGATCCGAAGGGGTTGTTGGTGGGTTAATAAAACGACAGTCACAATTGCCGCGACGTTCGTTGTTATTCTGTGATTTGCAAAAGTCACCTGACGAGGTTGTGGCCAGAGATCGGCCCGCCATGTTTCAAGTCGGGCCGGCGGGAATCGAACCAGCTAAACCATGTACTCCGAACCGGCAGTCAAGTGATGTACGAAAAAACGATCGACGAGGTAATGTGTCAGAGGGTTTTCGGCGCTCTATCCAGGCTGAGCTACGGCGCTTTGATTTGCATCAAAGTCGCGCCGGTGGGATTCGAACCCACGACATCCGGCTCCTTAAGCATGTACTCCAACTCGGCAGTCGATCGTCAGTAGCTCGACCAGGAATCGAACCTGGAACTTCTCGTTAGAAGCGAGAGATGATGTCCGCTTCACCATCGAGCCATGTTGTCCTTGCCAATCGGTTGAGCCAACGGAGCGGAAGGCAAGGGAGTCGAACCCTCATCTCATGACGAGAACTGCGTTAGCAGTGCAGCCCAGCAAACCGTATCTGGCTACCTTCCAAATGCTAAGTGGAATCACCGAGATTCGAACTCGGGTTTTCGCCATGCCATGGCGATGTCTTCCCGCTGGACCATGACCCCATTTCACACAGAGGTTCGTTCGAGAATCGAACTCGATCTTCGTTCTTACCAAGAACGCGTGCTCCCGGAACACTTACAAACCATTACCACTAGTGATCGCGGAAGGAATCGAACCTTCGGTTTCCTGCGTGTCATGCAGGTGTCTTAGCCGCTGGACCACGCGATCATCAAACAAGGTGGTTGAGACAGGATTTGAACCTGCAAAATCACTTGGCTCTCGACCAAGTCGCTTTTCCGGTTTGCGTACTCAACCAGTTTAGGAAATGGCGGGTCCAGGAGTCGCACCTGGCCGTCCGAGCTTATGAGGCTCAGTTGAACGCTGGCTCACCCGCAATGTTGCAAGCCCCAGAATCGAACCGGGTTACCGACCTTATGAAAGTCAGCTCAGTACCAACTGGCCTGCAATGAGAGAGTCACGAAGAGGAGAGTCGAACTCCTACGCCTTGATGGCACGACGTTCTGAGCGTCGCGTGTCTACCGGTTCCACCACATCGTGAATAAGGAGAGACTCGGACCGGAATCGAACCGGCGAGCGCTGGCTTGGGGGGCTGACTGCAAATACCAATATCGCACCGAGCCATTATTTTTTGCATTAGTGGGCCGAGAAGGAATCGAACCTACATTGCTCATCAAGGAGCGACTGTTTTACAGACAGTTTGGACTCCCAAGTCCAATCGACCCATTAGTTTTCAAGTGACGCAGGCGGGATTTGAACCCGCAATCGCGAAGGTTTAAGCTTCGCCGCTGTACCAGTTCGCGTACCACGTCATACAGAAGTGGTGAGGGTGGGATTCGAACCCACAAACACTTGCTTCTAAGACAAGCCGCTCAGCCATTGGCGTACCACACCATTTGATTCAAGCGACCCATACCGGATTTGAACCGGTGATCTCCGCCGTGACAGGGCAGCGTCCACTCCTGGCTGGACCGATGGGCCATTAACGATAGAGGCGCTAGTGAGATTCGAACTCAAGTGAGCATGTTTTGCAGGCATGCCCCGCACCAAGCGGATTAGCGCCATTCCAATGAGTAGTCCTGGACGGACTCGAACCGTCGATCAACTGGATGTAAACCAGGTGCCTTCGCCGCTGGGCCACAGGACTATTTATTTCATTCAAAGCGGAAGACCAGGGACTCGAACCCCGAAACGTTGTTAGCGCCAGCTGTTTTCAAGACAGCGTCCTCATCCGGCCGGATGTCTTCCAATGCATGAGGGTGATCGAACGGAATTGAACCGATATAGACTTGGTTCACAGCCAAGTTCCTGAACCAATACAGGACGACCACCATTTGAAATTTCAGCACCGGAGGCAGGAATCGAACCTGCGGGCTTCTGGTTCAGAGCCAGACGCAACGACCAACAGTTGCTACTCCGGAGTATGGACTTACATCTAGAGCACAGGCGGAAGGATTCGAACCTCCAATTAACTGCTTCAAAGGCAGCTGGCTTACCATTGGCCCACACCTGTAAATTACGAACTAGAAAAAGAGTGCCATGTCGGAGTCGAACCGACCTCACCGGATTGGAAGTCCAGGACCTTTGCCGCTCGGCCAATGGCACATTTATCTAACACAAGGCGGAAGGAGCGAGAGTTGAACTCGCAAGGCATTTACGCTCGCTCCGCTTCGAACGGAGTGCCGTCACCCATCGGCTTGCCCTTCCATGTATCCAAAGCTCCGGCAGCAGGAATCGAACCTGCGTCTGGGCGATTAACAGTCGCCTTCCCGTACCAACACAGGACCCACCGGAATATGTTTCTTAACAGTCAGGATGGTCGGATTTGAACCGACGATCTCGTGCTCCCGAAGCACGCGGAGTAGCCAGGCTTTCCCACACCCTGATAATTGAAGAGCGTCCAGCGAGAATCGAACTCGCAATTCCTCCTTGGCAAGGAGACGGGTTACCACTACACCATGGACGCCTTTTGTTGGCTCAACCAAATTGTCAAAGATCAAGAGCACCGAGTGAGAATCGAACTCACGCAGCCGCTTTACGAAAGCGGTGTCATTCCACTAGACCATCAGTGCTTATTCAGTGGGATCGGTGGGCATCGAACCCACATCGACCGGTTTAAGAGACCGGTGCATTACCCTGTCTGCCACAATCCCATTTCTGTTTGCTTTCCAAGTCGGCGTGGAAGGAATCGAACCTTCTACTCACGTCTTATAAGGACGCCGCTCTTACCACTGAGCTACACGCCGTGGTAAGCGAGTGGGGCCGGAGAGGATCGAACTCTCGCCGAACGGATTAAAAGTCCGTCATGCTGCCTGCTACACCACAACCCCGTAACTGGTTATGGCTATGCGTTTCAAGCGACTATGTAATTGCATCGTGCTCTCCTTTAAGGATTGGTGTTCAGTGGTAGACCTGAGAATCGAACTCAGCGCGACGCGGTTATCAGCCGCGTATGGACAACCAGCCCTCGACTACCATCGTGTTAAGTCGGGCACCTCGGGGTCGAACCGAGATCCTCCTGCTCCCAAAGCAGGCGTGCTCCCATCTGCACCTCTGCCCGAATCGTCGGAGAGTAGTGGGTAAAAAGCAGATGGCAGAAAAATTTGCCATCTCTTCTACTTTCAACTCTCCCGTATCTACTGCTCTGCGGCTTTGCCGCCAGTGGACCTGCAGGGAGTTGAACCCTGAAGCCTTGAGTGCAAGTCAAAGCGCCGACCCGTCGGCAAGCCCATTTGTATTTGTCAGTGACTCGTGTTGGATTTGAACCCGACCTGCCTGGCTTGAAAGACCAGTGACCTCACCAGAAGTCGAACGAGCCGTTGTTGGTTATGTAGGTGCGCACCGCTAGCACACTTGTTTTCATATGATCTTTTGTGATCCCAAAAGCAGAGAGTAGCGATTAGAAAAGAGACCGCCGTAGACGCATTGCCAACGCTCTACAGTCAACTTTCTCTTGTCTACTGCTCTGCTGCTTGCAGCAGCGGACTGGGAGGTGCTCGAACCCTCCTCTGCGGTTCTTCAGACCGCCGCTATACCGTCTCAGCTACCAGTCCGTTTGTATGGAATTCCTTAGAAATAGGCACGAAAAAACCCGGTGTCACTTTTTGCGGTAACACCGGGTTCGCCAACGTTGTTTCGTTAGTACTGTCCATATTGAGACAGCCCAGTGTTACCTCCGATGTGGATGCCGATCTAAATGGGCACCGCCGAGCGTATTCGCGTCTTGTGACACGATACAACTCTCGTATCCATTAAATCGTTTGGTCTCTGTTGACCTTTGGTAACTGGGGAGTATGGAAGACATGGTTCCGTTTCCGGTGATTGATTGCTTTTCAGGTTACATCGTCCGCAACTTGATTCGTTGCGACTACAGATATATAGATGCTCTGGATCTGCGATGGTTCGCAAAAAATCTTGGTTCGTAGAAAGTTTCGTGAACTTAGACTTACATTGAGTTAAACGCCTTTCGAGCGGGAAAGTATCCACGCTGCATGAAATGTTTTTGTGTTGCTTTTCGAATTAGCCTATCGAACCGTGGTATCACGATGACGGAATGCGATCGCCGTCGCTGGGTAAAGGCCGGCTTCTAGATCCGATGAGCCACAAACATCCCCACAGTGTGCGGGTAGTTTGGATCGATATGGAAGACATGCGTCTGGCCCAGAAAATTGGCTAGTAGTTGATTATCTTTGCGACTGTGCCATTCGCCTCGGATCCAACCGATGCGGTCCATCAACCCAAGTGCTGATAACTCGGAGACGATCAGGTACTCAGCTCCTTCGCAGTCGAGCTTTAACAAATCGATCTCATTGATGCCGATGTCACCTAAGAGTTGCCACAGATCTTTGGGCGTGATGGAATCCACCTGTAAACCAAAGTCGCTCGGCCTGGGCTCCATAGAATCCCAAATAGTGGGCACATATTCGCTGACACGACTGTGCGAGACCGGGGATGCCAAAATGCATTTGCCGCTCTTTTTGCTAATGGCGGCATTGATGAGCGTCAGTTTGTCTTTAGGAATGTGTTGAGTGTTGCGTTCTAGCAGTTCAAAACTGTCAGGGTGTGGTTCAACGGCTACGATCTTTGCATCCGGCCAAAATTGATGGCACATTACCGTGAAACTACCGACGTGGGCACCAATATCGAGAATGTATCGAACGGGATGCGACCTTAGAGCGTTGATTTGATACTCATCTTGGAAGACTGCGTTGGCGAATTGCGCGCTCGCAGGCTCGATGAAGAAATTGCGACCATAAACTTGGTAGCAAGCTGGAAATTGCATATCAAACGCCTTGTGAAGTTAGGAATCGAGAAACGTAAGTTCGATGGGCATTCGCTCATATTCGAGCCAATGACCGGTCCAGGTGTGATGGTTGCGTTGACGCAAATGGCAAGTGGGGCGATCTAGACGCGAAAGCGTCAAGACGGTTTCGTCCCCTAGCTGATTGATATGCCAACAGCGTTCACATTCGGCTGCACCCTCGCTGATCATACGGTCAGCCGCGAAAGACAACACGCGTTCATCGTAACCAACGCGTTTGTAAAGAGCTTTCTGGCCCTGGATGGAATCGATAGCCCGTTGCTCGCTCGGCGTGGGGCTTTCATTGCGCCACAATACGCCACTCCATTTCGACGCAAGTTCTTCCACCCAGCGGAAACACAACTCCTCGTTGGCCAACGAGTCCACGAACCTGTTGCCTCCAAAACGCCATTTGTCTTGGCAGCGATGCTGGAAAATGATCTGGCCACGGAAATCGAACTGTACAATCGTGTGGACATTCCAGCCCGGGCCGGCGCTGGGCATCGCGTAATCCGACCCAAGTCGACGCCAGCCGAGGTGAAAACACTCTTTGTCGCCATAGACGTGCTGGAACGTGAAATCCGAATGCTCGGCGTAGAACAATGACAACCGCAGCTCTCGATCGCAACGGCGTTTGTCGATAAGGTACTGACCGGATTCGAAGGCACGTTCGTGCTCGGAGACCTCCGGTTCTGCCATGTCAGGCATTCCGAAGACTCGCCACACACCGGGCTTGAGTGTCCAGCAGGCGTAGTCGGGCCAGAAAACCGCGCCATAACGCTTGTACTCCTCGCAGTCGAACAGATACGTGGGATCGCACACGACGCCATTGTCGGCGTCTAGGAATAGAACCTGGGCGAACGGTGAGTGGAGCGTTGCGTAGAGTTTCAACTCCCAACCACAGAGAATCCGGCAAGGTTGCTGTTTCTCGATCTCTCGAGCGTCGATGCACTCAACACCTAGAGGTTCGAGAAGTCGCTTCATGTACGGATCCATTTCGCTGTCCCCCAGATACCATAGCTGGATTGGGAGCGTGCAACCGAAATGACGTAGCAAATTCACATTGACCCACACGCTCGGAAAGTACTTTAGACCTCCACCGGCAATGACGATGCCGCGGTCTTGGGAATAGGTCACGCGACTGGGCTTGAGATTGTCAACGTACGTGTCCACCAAGCGGCGATGAGCTTCGATCGTGTTGCTCCAATTTCCCCAGCCGCTGGGCCATGGCCCTGGTGGACACTGCGCGATCAGATCTATTATCGCTTCGGGAGTGATGTCCGGGGTTGCTTGATTGCAATTAGCCATGGGCAATCTCCTTCTTTTGAAACCGGCGCATGGCAAGCTTGAGATAGAAACCAATCAACAAGCGTGCGAGCGGAACAAATCGAATGGCCGGCAAGTGGTTGCTCCAGCGTTGGAGAATCTCTGTGGTAATTTGGTGCCGCTTACGGAGGCATCCCGAAATGCCTTGCTGATTCATGAAGCTTCGCATGTCTGAGCAACCGCATTGGGCTCGTGGGGGTAGAAGCCAACCTAACCCAATGTAATGAAGAAAACTCCTCGTTCTCTCGATGAGGAATTCCATTTCAGTACCAACACCTCGCGCCGGTGGCTTCACGCACTCCAGCAACTCTTCGGTGGGGAGCATTCCAACGTAGGATCGATACTGAATGGCTTTACTGCATGTTACAGAGTTCTTAGTACGCGGATGAGTTTGCAGAATGCAGGCAGCACACGCGTCGCGTGCAATGGGGACTGGCATCTGTGCCAAGTCAGTAGAAACCTGGCAGTAGCCATCGACATTATGCGGACAATCTATTGGTTCACTCATCACAGAATTTCCTGACAGCCGGTGTAAACGGTTTCCCCGAAATAAGAACCTGGACGCGTCGGTTCCTTTCCGGCGCAAACACAGATGGGTTGAATCGGTCCCTGTGCAGTAGCGCATGGATCAGGAACGGAGACCGGCATCCATGCAAAGCCCATCCATTGGTAATAGCATGGACAACAGCAACCACTCGACGAACCGGAGTTGCTACTGCCCGACGATCCCGATCCGCTTGAACTTCCTGATGAACCAACCGAGCCTGAAGAACCAACGCCGCTGGAACCTCCCGAGGAGCCACCACTGGAAGCAGACGAACCGGTAGTGCCTGATATGCCAGAAGAGCCTGAGGAACTCGAGCTACCAGAAGTCCCAACCGACCCGGAAGATCCCGAACTGTTACTCGACCCCGAACTGCCCGCAGAGCCGCTTGAGGCTGAACCAATGCTTCCCGACGAGCCACTTGAGCCGACAGATCCGCTGGTCCCGGAACTACCGCTTGGTCCGGAGGAACCGGAGTTTCCACTGGATCCGGATCCGCTTCCAGAGCTTGAACCGGACGATCCGCTGCTGCCGCTCGATCCCGAGGAACCGCTTGAGCCTGATGAACCCGATGAGCCACTTGATCCCGAGGAGCCCGATGAACCTGACGAGCCCGATGATCCACTGCTGCCCGACGAGCCACTCGAGGATGGTTCACAACAAACGATGACGTAGATAGGAAGAACGTCAATCCCCACATAATGCATGAGGTAACGACCCATTTGAGGAAACTCACAGCTGGATACGGCATACAGTGGTTCTCCATCAACCATTCCGAGGAAATGTCCAAGCTGGCGTTTGGGGCCTTGCCCCGAGCGTTGTTGCGCACAAGTGGCCGCATACGCCGGCAAGCCTTCGACCGGCCCAGTTACGGAAGTTGCGATGTAGCGACGTTGATACAGGGTCATTTGTTGGCATCCACCACCTTGCAGTCGAAGACACTTCCCCAGGATTTGGTCATGACATCAAACTTCTGCACCACCCCCGGGTAATAACCATTGCTATCGGGGATGTTGCTGGTGATGAAAACGATCTCTTCGTAATTGGCGTCATCGAAACGAATCACTGCCCACCTCACGGCACCGGATGATTCGATCCAGAGCACCGAAACTGGTCCATGAGGAACGCTGCGTAAGTAGCCGTTCTGTCCGACCATCGTTTCGGCTGCGTTGTACACAACGGAGCCAACAGACACCCGCGTGATAACACAACCACCAATGGCGGCAGTTCCGATGAGGTTGTTTTTCAGCGGCTCCAGTAGCACACCAAATCGTGATCCTGTGTCGGCGCTCGGTACCAGACCTTGGAAACTAACTTGACGTTTGAATTCGATTAGATTGGCCGTGGGTGTGATGATGGGTGCACCAAGTGCAACGATTGAAAAGCGATCGAGGTCAGACCCGGTTTGATTGCGCACTTTGGCAAGTGTTGTTTGCCGCGAGATTCCCTCGGCCTGGGAAAACTGGTCATGACGTTGGTTCTTTTGTTCTTGGGATAGATCGATGAGTGCATTCCAGGCCTCGGCTGGGATTTTCAAAGGCTCTCCCGGTAGTACTTTGCGGAATTGGTCACCCACGGTTCACACTCCGATCCCTAGGCCACTGAAGTCCCCGTACGGATAAACCTGTTCGACGTAGGCCGCCACCGGTCGTTTGATAAGTGCTTTGGCGGTTGCATCCTCATCGTCAATAAATCGCACCCACAGGTAATGCCATCCCTCTTTGGTAATTCCCGCAATACTTCCAAGCGACAGACCTGCAACGTTAGGACTGGCCGCAAATCGGAATGTGATCTCCCAATCGTCGAGTCCACGCTTCGAACCACTAGCACCCAGAAATAGCACCTCACCTTTGGCGAATCCCTTGAAACCCGAACCATTCACTTTGCCCGTAAGATTGAACAAAGCGAGTTTGTATGCACCGGTGACCAGAGTTTTGGCGATGTAATGTGTTTCGGTGAAATTGAAAACCGGTACCGTAATATCGGTACCTTCGACACGATCATCCGTTACGCCAATCGCGCCATAGAAATCTGGCGCAGCAAATCCCGCTGCGGCGTACTTGCCAACATTGGCTAGGCTCTGGGAGATATGCTGAGTGCCACCGCCGGTATCGAACGAGTATTGCGATTCGCTCTTCCATTTGACGTAACGGGCCGTTCCTTCCCAAACACCGTTACCCAAATGCACGATGTGGTAATCATCAAGGAACAGATCGCCGACTTGGGGAGGAATAGTCGATGCCAGCAAGCCCTTGGCCACCGAGTAGTCCTCGGTATTCATGATCATGTAGATCAGATCATGGGTTGGATTGTCTTTGCTCTCGCTCGCCTCTTTGGAATCAAAGCGTTCGACGATGATAGGATCGGGCATTCGGTTATCTCCTATCCAAAGACCAAGCCACCTCGGTCGGCTTGCTGCACGAGTTTCTTGGTATTGGCTGCGACTTCTTCGCTGGCCCGCGCTGTTCGTTCACCGAGAGAGTCAGCTCCGAGATTCATCGCCGCGATGGGGTTGAAGGTTCCAACGACATCCGTTTTCTTCTTGGTCTCAGCCAGCGTTTGATCCAGACCGTCGACGCTCGGGAGATCGAGCCCCGATAATGAGAATTGGCTCGGTGAGCCTGGCGAGGTTTCCGCGCGTTTGGCTGCCGCTTTGCCTAACGCCGCTTTCCATTCCGCTTTGGCTTTATCAAGTTCAGCGGCGGAGTCTGCGAGCGTTTTTTGATTGGCTGCCTCCAGAGCGGACTGTTCCTGGGCTTGCATGTCTCCGAGTGCGGACTGAGCACCGAGTCGATCTTGTTCGATTTTGTTGCGAGCCTTCAGTCGCTGTTGCTCTCGGTCGAAAATCGTTTGATTTTGTGAGTTGTTAATCAAGTCATCTTGCCGCGCGATCTCATCGTTGATCTTGGCGATCTCGGCCTCCGCATTCGTATCGCCGAAAAGACCCTGAATGCGGGCCCAGACCTTCTGGAAAAATCCGCTGAAGCGATTCCAGCCCTTCTGTAAAAGACTGATGAGAATCGTCCAGCTGTCGGCGATGAAATGGGTGGTTTCGAGCCAGCCGGTTTGCAAGCCAGCCCACGCGTCGGTCATCAAACCAGCGACGCTGTAGACTGCAGTTTGAAAGATACCGATAAAAAATCCCTTGAAGTCCAGCCATTTCGACTGCAAGAATGCCACCCCGCGATGCCATTCCATCTTCAGTGTCAGCCAGAGGATTTTGCCCGCGAGCGCAATGTCGCCGGCGGCTAAGGCATCGCCAATGCCTTGCCAGGCAGCCAGTGCGGTGTCCTTGAGTTCACCAAAACGTTCGCCGAGCCATTGCATCGCCCGTGAGCCTGCGCCACTGGTGTAAACAAAGTAGGCGACCAAGGCTGAAAGCCCAGCAATCGTCAGCCCAATGGGAGATATCAGTGCTGCGATGGCAGTCACTAAAAACGTAAACACGGTGCCAATACCCGTGAGAATCGTGGCTGCTGCGCCAAGGACGGCTCCGATACCAGCAACAGCTGTACCCAAGGCAACGATCGCTGCGCCACCGGCGGCAATTGCCAATCCGATTTTGAATACAGTGACGATCAGGGCTTTGTTGTTTTTGATCCAGTCGCCGATCATCACAACCAATTTCACCGTTGATTCGATCATCGCCGAAAGAACAGGCTCGACCGCCGAACCGATGGTGAAGACGATCTTCTTGAGAACTTTCCACAGAACATCGATGCGATCGCCAAAGGCTTCGGCTGCTTGGGCATCCTCGGTGGCCATCGTTAGCCCTAGGTCGCGAGCTTGCTGTTGCAGCTCCTCGATTCCTTTGGCACCGCTCGAAAGCATTGGCAGAAGCTGCGTTCCCGACTTGCCGAAGATTGCCATGGCCGTGGCTGTCTTGAGCGTCGGATCGGTGATTTGCGACATCCGATCGGCGATGAGTTTGAACTGCTCGTCAGGGGATAACTTGGAGAGCTGCTCAACGCTCAGCCCCAGGGAGGCAAGTGTTTCCTGGGCAGACTGTGAGCCAGACGCGGCTTCGAAGAGCATTTTCTGCATCTTCTTGAGTGATCCTTCGAGCGTCCCTAAGTCGGCTCCAGATTGCTCAGCCGCAAAACCAAGTTCCGAGAGTGCTTCGACGGATACGCCAGTACGTTGGCTCATATCGACCATGTCGCTTCCCATGTCCGCAAAGAGCTTGGCTGCACCCGCCAATGGGGCGACAATACCAGCCCCGAGCATCGCCATTTTTGTGCCGATACCTTGGAGACTTTTGCCAAAGGTATCCAGCCGTTTGGCAGCGTCATTGAGCCCCTTCACCAAACGAGAGTCTTTGGTGAAAAGCTCGATGTACGCTGAACCGGCTTTGATACTGGAGCTTGATGACATCGTTACCGCTTCTCTTGCATTCGATCAATGAAAACATGTTTGAGGGCTTCGATCCCTACCATGGTTCGTGGTGGGACTCGTTTCTTGGCGTGTGGATTGAAATCCGACGGGTGGTAGATCTTGGATCGCTTGGCGTCGCGATGAATATTGGCGAGCATGGCCAGTACTGATGAAGTGTGGCTCCACAGCATCTGGCTTCGGGCTTCGCCCATTGCGATCAGCTCTCGGAGGCTGAAGGGGCCTGGATCACAGCCGAGGACTCCGGCCAAGTGCCAGACGAGTTGATCCACTTCTTCGCTTCGGTTTCGGGGTCGATCGAATCGATGATCTTCTCCGCGTGGCTGAGCACTTTGTCCCTGACGTTCTTGCCCGCTTCGATCGCCTTGCGAAGACTGGTTCTCGCGCGAGCATCGGGGAAAAAATCGATCAGTTCCTCAACAAAGGCATCGGCTGCCAGGGTGATTGCATCACCTGCCAGTGCTCGACCGAATTCCTCGTCGGTAATCGATTGCTTGTCGGCTTGGTCTTTGCACAAGCAATAAAGAACATCGGCTAATTTGACCGGATCGGAGACGAGTTTCGAGAGAGACTTAAACCCATCGTCGACCAGTGAATATAGATCGATACCCAACAAACCTCGGATACGTTTGACGGCCGCGACATTGATGGCAACTTCCCAGGTGCGTTGGGAGTTGTCTACAAAACTGTGCATTTTCTAAATTCCTTCCAAAGGTAGACAAGATGAATCAAGCGTTAGGCAACCGTCATCCAGCTCGGAGGATTAGCTGCAAAAGTTGGCTTGGCAGCGACTGACACGGTGATGGCTTCTTCGAGGGCTTCATTACGTGAGAAGCTAGCGATGCGGAAAGTAGCTCGCAGGCCTTGCGAACCGCTGCTGCCAGCACCCGTTATGAGTCCATCCATCACGGCGAATTCAATGTTCGCGTTATTCAAAAAGGCATCGCGAATTGCGGTGAAATCAGCGTCGGCCGTGTCCCAGACCATTTCGAATTCAAGCGAAGCGTCTTTGAGGGTTCCCACGGTTGCTCGCCAGCCGTTATTGCTTCTCGTCGAGACATCCGCTTCTCCGGCTTCTAAGCTAAGAGTTAGATCGCGGACGTTGCCGACGAGATCCCAGACCGGAGTCGCAAACACACCGGTGTTTCGATAGAGCTTTGCATCAAGGCCTAGTTTGGCTGGCATATTTCGTACTCCTTAACGAACGCTGTTAGCCCACAGCGGGGGTAAGCGATCTTTGACTTTTTCCAGTGCTGGTCCCATGAATGGCCGTTTGGGATAACGTTCTCGCCGAAATCGACCTCCGAACTCATGGGCTTTGCCGGCAACACCGACGACATCGAAGTCGGGGCCGATCAAAGCCACACCTCGCTGCTTATCCACGGCGTACACGATGGAGCGTTTCAGTTGGCCGCGACGTGTGTTAGGTGGTGTGCCAGGCATCGCTGCCGTTTGGCGTCGACGGATCGACCGCCGAGCCATCAAACGAATCGATGCAGCTGCATGCCCAAGGCTTTTAAAGTTGCCTTGTTGCGCTTTCGCTTTGACCCTGTCGAACGATTTTTTCGTGGTGACTTTGACATCGATCATGGGTTATGGGGCTGTGAATCCTTGAGCGTTGACGTAAATGGCAGCACCGGTGGCGATACACGCAAAGTTCAGTGCCGTATTCGCGGTTGTTTTGAGTGGATTCTCAAAGATGATTTCAGACATTGGTGCATTGGCTGGCAAATGACCACGCCAGATGATCGCAGCGCCATCTTTGAGAACAATTTCGGTTGCGACCGCAGAATTGTTGGAGAGTTGCAGGGAGCAGATGTAGCGCCGCAGTCCTGCCCCGGCTGCTGGCGCGAGCACAACATCGGTCGTATTAATGACTCCACCGGCCGCTGCGACACTGGACCATTCGAGTTCTGGTATCTGCCATGGACGAGTGACCAAAACACCTTGCAAGGTCGAAACCAAGTCTGCCACGTCTCCAGTAGCGACGCTTGCGTACGCTGCCGTGAGAGCACGAGCCGCCATACGGACGGGGTTACCGCTGATCACGGCGTCGTGGGCCGCTTGGCCAGCCACGTTGGCCGTTACGGTTCCGATGTTGGTTGTGGCTGCGGTTGCCCCGGTTAATATAACTCCAAGCCCCTGACCAATGACCGTTTGGCCTCGGCCTGCGGTGATTTCGGCTGTCAGTTCCGCATAGTCTTGGCAATTGATGAATTGGGATTGAAAGTTGATGTTCGCCGCAGGTGCTGCCGCGAGCGCGATTTGTCCCGAACCGGCAATATAAGCACCTCCGAAGATGGTTCCGTTCAGATCAAGAGTGTTAGCATCGATCACGGTGGCGGAATAATTGCCACGCAAAGTCATTCCGTTGTTGGTGACTCCGCCCAGATGGTCAACCCAGATTGTCGGTGTGCCCGTATAGCCATGGGCTGTAGAGGTAAGTCGAATGACATTCCCAGGACCAGCGATTGCATTCGTCACGCCTCGAAATGCTTGATGGTTCATGGATCGGATTCGAATCTTGTAAGTTGCTGTAGGATCCGGAATCTGTTGGTGACGCACGTACGAGTTCGAACGCCCACCCGTCGAATCCATCACTCGGGAGTGGAAATAGCACTCATCGGAAAAGGGTTCAAGCTCCAGGATCGAGTAAGCGGCCGTTGTGACGATCGTCGAGACTGCCGAAGCTATGGGGGCTAGGCCTCCATTCTGCACGCTATAGACCATCTGAGTTACGGTCATGCTTGCAGCGCCACCGATATCGACGTTGAGACTCTGTTTGCCATCCGGTATTCCCGTGATTGGATCCACGGATATTGCTTCGATAATGTGGTGCGTGTTGGCTTGGCGTGTTGCACCCGACAGCACTGCAATCATTGCACGGAAAGGAATTGTGAACGTTTCTTTCGAAAGTAGTTCGACGAATCCGCCTGCGGTCGTTCCCGAGGAGATAGTCAATACACCGGCCGACACGCTGGCCGTTGAGCCGCCGCTGGTGTTTACTTCCCATTGATCGGTGAGTGGTCTCGTCCAAGAGTCACGGAACTTCTTTTGGATCGATTTGACCTTGAACATATCGTCCAGATCATCCAGTCCCGGAATGTCGCGAGTGACTCCGCGTGAGTTAGTGAACTGCATTCGATAAGGTCCGACGTCTCCAGTTGTCATCTTTTATCTCCAAAGCCGAAACGTGAGAGTCAGGACGCTGGTGAATTGCCGCAGTTCTAACAAATGGTCAGGTGCATAGACCGGTGTATTTTCAACGCCAGTGCAGCGGGCACCTGGATAACTCGCTAGTGGATTGGAACGGAAGTGATCGCCGATCTCCTCGACCAAGAGCATCAGCGAATCGATGATTTCGATTTCGTTGGGTGTTTTCTTTTGGACTGCTACGTCGATCTGGTAATCAAAGTTGTCGCGCGACCGATCGAGCGACGAAGTGGTGATGCCTTTTGGGACAACCGTTACCTTCAATTCAGACATCGACTGAAGATCGAAGACCGGTAGATAAAGCCGCTGGGCCGTAAACGGCTGGCTGAATGAGTTTCCATTCAGCTCAGCGGTCACGGCATCTGCGATAGCGACGATATTGGCGGGCATTATTCAATCCCAATCTGTTTGGTGTGGATTCGAAGCAGTCTTCGGTGGGGATCGGACCACCGCCAAGTTGGTTCGCTTCCGGGAACGTTGACCTCATAGACGTAAATCTTGCCGTTTTCGGCTTCGCGAATCGTGTCACCACGCTCCGGTACAACCTGCGAGCCGGCGAGCACCAGTTCGTCAGGTGGAATAAGAAAATCACGATCGGTCCATTGCATGTGGACTCCACCGTAACCATCTTCGAGTTTGAGTAGCGTCCGTCCGATGATGGCCGTGACGCTTGTCTGGTTGGCTCCCCTAACGTAGACAACCGTTTTGGACGCATGTGTCTTGAGCTGTTTAGCGAGCCACTCTTGCCCTAAGCGAAGTAGGTCTGCCATAAAATCCTCCGCTTAAGTTTTGATGTTCGGTGGTGGCTTGCTGTTTTGCTCCATGAGTTTGAGCAGTTGTTGGTATTGGTCCATCAACTGCTTGAATTGCTCATCGTTGAGCAGCGTGTTACCACGGGACTTGCGAATGTTGCGAATCGCTTGCAGTGCGAGTGGTAAACCATATTGCAGCGTCAAAAAGAGCAAGATACTGGAAGCAGCCGAAGTAGCGACCAATCCCGTCGGTGTCCAGGGAAGGCTGGGGCGTAACTGATCCCGCAATAATCCGGAATCGTCCGGTTCTTGAGGGGCTGGCTTGATTCGCGGACGTTCAATGATGGAGTCGATGACATCGTCCTGCACTTGAGTATTGGCTACTAAGGGCATTGGCCACTTCAGCGGTTTGCCTTGGGTTGTGGAAGGTACTTGGGCGAGCACAGAGAGTTCCTTCGTTTGGGCACTCACTTCCTTTGCACCTGCAGGCAAGGCTTCCAAAGTTGTCGGTAGTTTCCCGCGCATCGCACTAAGCAAAAACGGTGTTGATTGTCCTAGGCCTTCACCACCACCTGCCCAAGTCAGTAGTCCCACAACTCGCGGTCCTTCGTCGGTATAGTCGATTAAGCTCGAACCGCTACGACCTCCGACGGCCTCCGGTTTCCAGGAAAGGATCTGACCTTCTTTGCGATTGAGTCGGAGAACCTGCAAGCTGGGCCATTCGCAACGCGGGCAACCAAATGTTGTTACAGAAGATTGATTGTTGGGGTAGCGATCCGCTAGTGGGATCGGGTCAACGTCCTTAGCAAACGCTTCGTTGCATTTGAGCAGAGCGAAATCGACACTAGTCCCTCGACCATAGCCCGAAGCAATGATCGTGCCCGTCCCTTTCTCGCTTGTCCCATTGGTATTCCAGCGTTCCACATTGACCGATCGGCCGCGAGTGGTGCCGGCCACATGGGCGTTCGTAAGAACGATCGCATTGCCTTCCTGGCTACGGCCGACAACCGTGCCACTACCGCAAACACCGCTGACCGTCACACGCACCGTGGCTTGAATCACCTTTTCGAAACGATCCCCTGACGCTACTGCGGAAGTGACTTTCGTCTGTCGCCCAACAAGCGTCAGTTGCTCTCGTAACGGGTCTAGTACGATGGTATTGGCCAAACCCGGACGCGATTGACATTGGCCATCAATACAGATTTTCTCTTGGGCGAACGAGCCGCTGCCAAGGCAAATAACTACTACGGAAATGAACGACAGCAACTTTGTTTTCATACTTATTCCTACAGTAAAAGAGAAAGAATTTGTTAGGGTCACCATCGAGACATGATGTTGGGCTATTGGCTCAGTCGTATGCGAACAGTCGGATCTGCTAAAGCCGCCGCGCGAACTACCTTACCGATCGACTTATTTCCGGCGGAAGTTGTGGTCACAACGTTGTTGGTGTCGTCCCAGAACAGGATCGTTCCCACCGTAAATGCGACCCCGGTGTTTTTGTTGAAGTCGAAGATTCCCTCGACGGCCAGCGAACCTAATTCCCCCGCAGCGATGGGACGAAGGGTGACACCCACTAAATCACCCTGGACCACGACATCTCCCGATGCCAAGGCACCCACAGGTGTGTGATCGATGTTATGGCCTTCTTGGATAAATGTTGCTTGTGGCATGACTTCTTAAACCTCGTTAGTTGAATCGTAAGTTGGCAATGAAAAAGGGCTGACCAAGGCTTAGGCTTCACCCTTACTCTTGATAGCAGCGCGTGTATCTTGAAGGCTGGCACCGAAGTCGTGGTAGCCTCGCATCTGCACACCGAGAACATTGAAGTCGGCTTCGGCCGTTTCGATGGTCGGAGCTTCTTGACCGTTGAGAAAAGCGACTTCAATCAAGGGGAGGTCGTTTGGATCGGAAAGCAGATACCACGCCTTCGCAGAGTTGCCGACGTAATTGGAATTGCTCAAATAACGACTTACCTCAACACGGAATTTGCCGTTATGAGGATTGGTGATAGGGACACGAGCGTTAGGCGTGTTGTCCTTCATTTCCGTCGATTTGTATAACTGCGAACCAATGGCTGAAAGTGCGGTGGGGACCACTACAATCGCTGGCATGGTACCGATAGGTTTGCCATCGGAGTCAACCATGTCGTAGTAAGCGACTTCTGCTTTCGTCAATCCATCGATGGAAAGAACCGTGTCGGTGCCTGCTAGAAAGTTCTTATTGCCGGCCGAAAAGAATGCCGAGTTGTTCATGAACGTAGTCCAGAACACGTCATTAATCTTTAGGCCCGAACCACGCCCCAGCTTACGTGGAACGGTAGTGATCGCACCGAGATCGTCGTTAATGATGTCGCGCCGATCTACGGATAACATCAGAGCATAGGTGTCGGCCTTGTTGGTGTAACTTTCATTACCAAGGTTTCCGTGTTTGATCTCACCCCCTGGGGCGACCAATTCGTATTGGTCCTTACCGATCAACCGGTAACTGGTAACCGTCTTGAAGTCCGACACGTTGCGCACCGCACAAATATTGCGCCAAGTACGCTCTACATGGAAAAAACCATCCAGCAGAAACTTGTTGGCGACGTTAGCCAGGATGGCTCCAATATCAATGTTGCTCACCGAGCTGGCCTCGATCCTGTTCCCAAAAGCGGCCCGCATAACGGCTCGATGGTCGCGGAAGTTGCGACCGGAATAACCATTGGCCCATGCAGCTTCCAGCAAGAGTTCCTGCAGTCCGATCCCGCCACGGAATCGGCGATTGGCCACATCCAGCGCTTGCTCTTCAGTGACCTCTTCAATGTTCGTCAGGCCAGCAGAAAGATAACAAGCCGCTTCCAGCACACTTGAGTTGATAGCATTTTGCTGGATATGGATGGCTGGTACCTCGGGGCGCATCGCACGAATCTTTTCCAGTTCAGCCTTTTCCAGGTTCCAGCCCTCGCGGATCGCGCGAGCTTCTACGCTCGGGAGAGCGCCGCTATAAAGCCGACGAATCGCAGCGATACGTTCCAGCTCGGTGGCATGCGCACGTCGCATCTCTTCGATTGCTGCGTTGACGTCGTGTTGAGCGGCAATTGTGGGTGCGGTTGCGGGAGTCGGTGTGACCGGTGTCGTCGGCGTCGTAGCGGTATCGCCTTGAGTTGAGGTTTGCGAATCGTCCATGTCGGGGTCTCCAGGGGGTACAGATGCCTGAGCGGCGACACTCGCGCTCGTTGCTCCGTCGGCACCAAGATCTACAAAGCTGATTTCACCAAGCGAGGATTTGCGGACTACATTGACGGGACCGTTGTACTGCGTGCCGTTTACGGTAACCTTCAGGCCTTCCTTCACGAACTCGAACTCTTCCACACCAGCGCCGACAGAGGCTTGCCAAGGGAAGCCATTTTTGGAACTCACTACAACTTCCCGGGCCGCTGGTGTGTCGCGTGAGACAATCCCAGTGGCGATGAGTTGGCCACCTTCCACACGAATTGCATCGGTGTGCCCAACACCCGAAAGTGGATCATGACCAAATCGGATGGGCCGAGCCTGCGATGGGATTGACAAACCAGCTAGATCGATAATTACGGGATGTCGCCATCCAGCCACACGCATCGGGCCACCGGTGTAAGCCACCATGCGGAACTTGGGGAGCGCTGCTGCGGACGAACCATCAGCTGCTGCATCAATGTCGAAGACCGCTGTGGCGGAGATGCTCAATTGGTTTTGGTTAGGCTCGGGCTTAAGCGTCATCGGCTGGGACTTCCTCGTCTTGGACATCTGCATCTTCCTGATTCGTGTTGGGAGTAACCGTGTCGATAGCTAAACCAAGCTCCGACATAAGTGCGATTTCCTTCGCGCGTTGACGAAGTTGTGTTTCCCAGTCCTGACCTCGTTTGGCATATTCGTCCGCCAAGGTGGTCGTGTGACTGGCTAAGCGAGTCGCTTGGGCGTTAGCTTCCTTGGCTGGGTCCACATGTTCGTGCCCATCCCAGAACCATTGATGGGGCCAGCGAGCGAAGGGACCTAATCCCGTTGGAAGCAAGTCAGGCAAGAGCGCGGCTTCATCAAGCCAAGCGGCGAGAATCCGATCGAGTACCGCTCGCTCCAGGTGCGATTGATCGACCCGAATAGCCTTGTAATAAGTTTGATGGTCGAGCCGACCGGAGGCGTAGTTGTAGCCCGAGCTGTTGCCCGCAGCGACGTTAAAGGGCATATTCAAACAGCGTGCGATTTCATTGAGCAACTCATGTTTGAACTCCCCATAAGTCGTTGATGGTTGCTCGGCCTGCATCTGAGCCATCTTCCAACCGCCTGGCATGGTCACCAGGGCTCGCTTTTCGAGCTCGATCGGTTCGAAGGGTTCGGCAGCATCGGCTTCACCGTTGGCAGGTGCATCGGTATAGAGGATGCCGGCGAAATCGGCAGCAGTTTCGGCAGCAGCGAGTACTGCCAAGGTGAATCGGCGAAGTTGAGCAAAGAGAGGAAGTGCCGGCATGATGTCCGGTATGCCACGAGTTTGCCCTGGGCGGTCCGCTCGGAACCAATGCAGGACCGCATCGGCAGGCAGACGATCGTAGTCGCTACGAGCAGAGTAAAAGCCATCCCCAGGATGGTTGCGGAGAATGTGGTATTCGATGGGATTCCCAGCGGAATCAAACACGATTCCATCCACCGCATTGCTGGATAGTCGGTCGAGATCGGGTGTCGTGACTTGGTCGGCCTCAATGAGACGCAGGTCAAGCTGCACCTCCGTATTCAGGCGAGGATTGTTCGTGAGGACTGCAAAAGATTCGCCATCCGTGGCGCGAGCCATCCGCATCGTGCGGAGTTTTTCTGCCAGATGCACCGAACGGGCCCAATGCATAAACGCCTGCTCGATGCGACGATTAGCGTCAGAGTCCCCAGTGAGCATTTGCAAGCGTGGGCCGGTACCGACAACATCATGCGCTAGGGTCAAAACAATCCCGCGTGCATACGAATTGTTGGCCGTTTCATACCGAGCACGGTTCCGCAGGATTCGTCGAACTTCGGTACTATTGGCTGCGTTAGGTGAGAGCCCATCCGCGTTGGCCCAATGGCGTCGATTATCATCGGTGGTCACTGCGGCATCGTAACGCGCACGTAATCGCATCACCGAAGCGGGGTGTCGGGACGAGCGTTCACGGACGAGCGATTGTTTATCGCTCCAGCCCACCATGCTCCATAATCCTGACAACAACTTCATCATCCCTGAAACGCATCCTACGTCGGAACCCGACACCCCTAATCGTTGAAACAAACTCGATCAGTTGCGAGCTGGTTAGTCCGCTCCTGGTGGCACAAGCTTGTTGAATCGAAGGCCACGCTTCGGTTGAGAGGCAGCTTCTTTCGACGCCAGATACATGTCCGCAGCAATTTGCTCAGTGAGCTTATGTTGCTCAACGCTGCCGGCATCTCCCGATGCCTTGGCGGGTGCTTTCGCACTCTCGCGAATCGTCTCTTCTAAGTTATCTGACATGCTTTCGGCCACCCTAAGAATGAAGACGTAGACTTCTATCTGTAGGAATACCCGGAAGGAATCTAGATTGACGGAATAGCAAAGAAACTTTTTTCGGATTCAATCTTGAGGTGCTATTTATTTCGGCGTCGCTTCTGCATTTCAGTAAAGCTCATTCGCTCCTTACGGACCTCAACTTTCCCATCGATACCAGGAAGAATCACGCCTTGCAGAGATGCCGCGACCGCTGTACCAACCAAACAGTCGAACCAGTGGTTGTCGGGTTGCTCCGGTCGCTGCTTCCATTCGTCCACGCTTCGGCCACGAGCCTCCGTCTTTACAAAATATTCTGAGGTTAAGTGTTCTGCGAGCATGCGATGCGTTTCAACATTTGTACCGAAAAGCGAAAGGCAACCGCGATCTCCCATCGCGACACGCAACCGCGCGTTAACAAACGACTTCCACCAGTTTGTGTCATAGACGACGTGTCGGATGGCTCGTTTGCCGTGAACGTTCGGTATGCGCCAGTTGAGTCCCACGCGATCACCTGGGCGGCGACGATACTCGCTGAATGGCAAACTCGAAGCGCCAACAAAACGACCGTGGCTGGGCATGATCACAGCGGCGTGCTTGGACTGTCGGCAGAACTGGTAGACAACATCCGTCGATTGCCCCCAGTTGGCATCGATCAAGCAACGACCAATGCGCATCATGGCCCCGTCGTCTCGTTGCCACTCGCGATCGAGAAGTTTTGAGGTTAGCGATTCGAGGCCGGCGTAGATGGATCCCTCGAGTCCGGTTCCGGTGGCTTCGGAACCCAGCGTTTGACGAGCCTCGCGCAGCGTGAAATATGGACGCTGCTGGTCAGGATAACAACCATAGTCGATGAGGTAACCAGTGAAGTCATCCTCCCATGCGGCGACCACATAGAACAGGAGTCTCTGCTGGACATCGATAAAAGTGGTGAGATGGTTAGCACCTATCGAGACCAAGCCACGATCCATGCGATTTATCTTGTTCGCGACCTCGTGGGGTTTCAGCATACCGTCAACGACCGTCTCCTCAGGCAGAGGCTGGTTCTGGTACTCAGCGAAGAATGCCGCTTCATCTTGTAACTTCAGGTTCATGGCGTGCTGAATCGCCGAGAGTTCATCGTAGTTGAATCGCTCCTGCCAAGCGACCACCGCCCCTTCGTCCATGGCGGTTTGGTTATTCCGATAGAACTCGGTGGCCGACTCACCTCCATCTCCATTGCGCATACCTTCGGCCCGGATCTCGGCATAGCGTTCCCAGAGGGTTTCGTTCTTGGGGAAAGAATAAACCATCTTGGTACGCTCGCCATTCCATTCGGGATGACGATTGCGATCGAGAATATTGTCTGCCATATCACCGGGACGAATCACCGTGCAGGGCATGATACCAGAGATCTTTTTCCCCGGTCCAGCGAGCCCCAGAACTGCGCCGGCGAGTATGCTTTCGCGATTGGAACATTGCGAAAGCGAACGAGCGCTCTCATCCGTTTGCGGGTCATCTAGCACGACGAGACTTGGACGTACCGTCCTGCCGTCGGGTCGTTTAAACTTCATACCTCGGATACGCCCCGTCAGACCAGCGACCTTGATGATCGCTCCGCTGGCACGACTACCTTCAAGCGTTGGCAACACAACTTCTTTCGAGGTCCATCCGATTTGCGTGCGTTTACCCTTATAAAGCTGACCATTCGCTCGATTCGAGATTCCATCGAGGGCCTGGATTGGAAAGCAAACCTCGGGGAAATCGGCTAAGAGCAGCTCGTTGCTATCGAGTTCCGTTTTGATAGAATCGAGCATATCGCAGGCATGCCCTTCGTCGCTCCCGATTAGACAAACAAAGTTGCGGTGCCCATAGAGTACAGCCCAGATGCAAGCGACTTCTGCGATCGAACTTTTTCCGCTACCACGCGCCATAGCGAGTGCGAACAAACCTCCATGGACAACCGCTTGCTCAATCTTTTCGATCACCTTGATGTGGTCCGGGGACCAAGCGAGATGAAACGTCAGCGGAAAGTATGTTTCACAGAAGTACCGGAAGTCACGCGCTGCACGATCTTTACGCTCTGGGTTGTCAACCTGAGGCAGTTCACCGATATCACGACCAGCAAGCGCGAGTGCCGCATTCCGTGCGCGAGCTCGTTCCTTCATCGCATCGTACGGATCGATGCCGCTGGTCGTGGGAGGTGTGTGCCGAACGATATGCATCCAGGCGCAGTACCGAAGTAAATCAACGGTTTTATGATCGCCAATACGTGCGCCAGCGCGTTGGCGATGCCTGTACAACTGGCGTTCGCTGATCACCTCGCCGAGCGGCGTCGAATTGAGTAAACGACACAGCTCGCTTGGCTTGAGTTTTCTTGGATCACTCGCCACGTCCCATCTCCTTTGCTTGCCATGCGCTGTAGTGCACGAGGTTGATTGTTCCGTCAACGTTCTTTGGCGCACCGTTTTGTAAGTCGAGGCGAATTTTTTCTGGATCGATCCGTTCTCGGTATGCAGCCGCAAGCAACTTTGCGGCCTGCTCTATCGAAAGCCTCGTTGGATCAACTGGACCGGTACCTTCACTCATCGCATATCTCCGAAGTTTGGTAGCTCAAAACGTGGGACCAACGTTTGCGCACTATCGCGTTTTGGCTGCATTTTCGCCTGGTTATGCAAAGCATGTTTAGACGCGACAGTGGCGTAATGTTGGGGCACCGGTGGCCTCTCAAAAAACATGCAAAATTGCTGAAAAAACATGCAAGACTTAGCTGGATGTTCCTCGAAATGCATGGCTCATGTGTGTCATCGCGACGCAAAGAACAAGTCGTAAAACACACCTCGTACCACACAGGAACACCACGATGCACGCCAACGAAATCGCCTTCGGAATCGAATTTGAAACCACCCTGCCCCACAGCGACACCACACCGATCGGACCCTACCACCACGGACACCAGGTACCCTGGCTCCCCACGGGCTGGCGAGCAGAACGCGACTCGAGCATCAAACCAGAAAGCCCTAACCGCAAGGGATGCGAATTCGTAAGCCCCAAGCTCAAGGGATACGAAGGCCTCAAACAAATCGAAGACGCGATCGACCAAATCAACGAGCACGGCGCTCGGGTCAACGCAAGCTGCGGTCTGCATATCACGATCGAATGGAACGGCGACGCAGCCGCTTTGGCCAGATTGATTTCCTTGGTCGGCAACCACGAGAAAGCGATCTTCGCAAGCACGGGAACACGCAGGCGAGAACAAACAATCTACACCAAAAGGATCAAACAATACGGGGACAAAGACGCTGCGAAGAACCGATGCGAAGCCGATCGCTACCACCTGCTGAATCTCACCCACTTGGCAGCGGGCAAGAACCGAATCGAATTCAGAGCTTTCGCAGGCACGCTCAACAAGACCAAGGTGGTCGGATACCTGATGATGGTCCTGGGGTTGACGGAACTCGCGGTGAATACCAAACGATGTGCGGATTGGGACTACAGCAAAAAAGATGGAACCAAGAGTTGCTGGGATCGCCCCGGAGCCGGGCTGGGTGAAACAGAACTCAACCGCCTCTTCTACCGGTTGGGCTGGACCAAAGGTTGGTACAAGGGCGAGCTTCGTAACAAGACCTTCGGCGAGATTACCGGCGAAACCCACCGCGATTGGAAAGGGATCAAAAGCAAACTCCTCGAAATGGCCAAGAAGTACGACCAAGCCGCCTAGGGCCGGACAGCCATCGACAACGCCGCCCGCACTGGGGCGATGTTGTCCATC